CCAAAATGTCGTCGGTAACGACTTGGACCCTGCAAAATATAGTCGGCCTTCGTGGAACGTAATGCTAACCGGATAGCCACGCGAACCGCTCCAGGCTGCTTCATATCCGGCTTCAAGCTCCCAACCACCCGATGCGATCTCCGCTGTGTCGAACAACCCAATTTCGCAAAAACCTTTCACGACCGTCGATGAGACGAACTCAATTATGCGAACGCGGCCATAGTTACTGGTCACGTTTATATATTGATTGACATTACCGGACGAAAAAACGCCGCTTCCAGCCGTTAGAGTAATCGCGCCGCTAGTTCCAGAAGGGGTCAGAGTCGCGGAAGGGTTGCTGGTGGAGAAAGAAAAAGCGTGTACCGGGGCGTTTGTAAAAGTAATCGCGGATACCGTCCAACTCGAATTATTAGCACCGCGCACAATACTCAACGGTGTCAGATCCTCATGGACCAGGATCATCGTGTCAGCGGATTGCGCGTGGCGGATCTTCTCAAGCATTGCCGACGTTACTGCGCTCACTGCCAGGTAATCGTTGCCACTTCCGTTTATGTTTGTGATTAGAGCTTTGTCGCGAAAGATATAAATTCGCTGATTTACCAGGGCGAACATATATGAGTCAGTGGCTGAAAATTCGAATGGAATTAGCCGAACGCCACTTTGCGGGTTAGCTGCTGCTGGCAGTTCAGTAATATATTTTAGACCGTCGCGGCGCTTGACCCCACCCTGCGGCTGGACAACGACGTTTTCGGCTGTTTGAAGCGCGTTGTAATACTGGGCTAAATCAACACGAGCCCGAAGCAAAGGGTCAATTTCGCCGGAACTGAAATTCGTTTGGATCCTGACAACGCGGCTCACTTCAACCTCGAACAGCGATTAGGTCAAAATCCTCGATGACTTGGTTCGGTTGGTTTGCGCCCTCGATTTGCATAGCCTGGCGAGTCATTCCCCCTCGCATATTTTCGCTGGGAGATCCGACAGCAAGAAGCTGGAAATATTGCGCCTTGGTGATTTGGTCCGTCACCGTTTCCGCGAAGTGCCAGGCAAGCCAATATTTTAAAAGCTGCACAAAAAAACTCGGCATAATCGCTTCCGACGGGTGATATTGATAATCGATGTAAACAGTCTCGAGGCTGGTCATCAGCTTGCCGCCGACAATTTCCCATCCCTCATTTACGGGTCGGGCACCTGCTGTTGAAGTTGTGAAAAGTGCTCGGGCGCCAGTGCCAATTAAATCGGCTGGCATAACGTATTGGTATTTCCATTCGGTCGCCGGGGTATCGACTTCCCTGGCAAGCTGAACTTTTTTGAAACTGAAAGACCAAGGGTAAAGGCCGAGAGCGAAATCAGTTATATCGTCGTATAGTCGGTCACATATTTGTGCGGCATCAGTGCCCTCCGAAAACGACGAAAGGGGCGAAGCCCCCAGCATTATTAAACTGTCTGAACAGATAGATAATTTTGTGTCGCCTGACGCCATCAAAACTCCAGGAAGTAAGGGACGGGGAGCGCAATACCCCCCGCCCAGTCGTCAGTTAGTCACCGTCGGTTTCAACGATTACCGTGCCGTCAGAAACATCAACCACGCCGGAAGCGTTTGTGAGAACATTTACCCAATGAGTTGTGGGAACGTTTGAGTCCACCACTAGGATAACGTCACGAACCTGCACTTCATCGCTGACGAGATTAAAGTAACCTGCCGTATTCACCGTCGCAATTGCGTCTACCGATGTATATGACCAGAGTTGCGGTGCAGAGCCCTTTTTGCTCTGACCACCAATGGGGTTCCACCCGTCTCTTGAAAAAGCCATGATTAAGATTCCCTACAAGTAATTTTCACAATGCCTGATCCCTCGATGGCTACAGCGCCAGCCGAGAACATCGATGCAACCAGGAAGGAAGTTTTTTCCGGGATGTAATCAACGCGGCTCTGCTGGTTCATAGACGTGCCCATACCGAGCGCCGACTTATGAAAAGCGAACAGAGTTCGATCATTGGATCCATCTTTGACAAGCCCACCCTCGTCCATGTCACCGAGCATCACGAAATCGAATCCCATGTACGAATTTATGCTACCCGTAACTAACGCTTTTATGGAGGCGAAATCTGAACTTGTAACCTCAGTATCGCCTAGCAAAGCCTCGAGACTGTTCGCGTGCATAATGAAGCAACGACCATCAGGATCCACATTAGCTGCATCCATTAGGCGTTTGGTTTCACGGAGCTTTTCGATATTGAGGTCCGTATTGGAACCACCAAGCGAATTAGCGACAGTGCCAGTGCCGGATGCTGCGGTCAGCGCGTCAAGCGTAACCTGATCCATGCGACGACCAATACTTTTACCGACAGCCTGGACGAGTTCCTGGCGCTCGGAGAAATTGACGTGGCTCTGGTTGAAGATGTCCGAATATTCCGCAGCGATATAGTCGGTCATCGTCGCGGTTGCCTGGCTAAAGGCAAGGTTCATCGGAACGACGTCGGTCATTGGGGTCCGCACAGATGCGGTACCTTTGCCGAGCGTCGGGAATTTAACAGTGCTAGCACCCTGGGCGTTCTTCTCGCGGATCAAACCGCCGAGTTTTCTGGACGCCTGGTACGCCTGTTTCACTTCCTGATCAAACAGGGTAGTGAAGGCATTTGAGATAGTGGCCATGATAGCCCTCCAGGTTAAAAACGAAAAATGATTTCGCGGTTATCCAGTGGGCTGGGCCGACAGTCTTACAGACCGGCCAAAGGGTTATCGGTCGTTTTCGACGATACGTATTACGAAACTTATACGCAAATTATACTTTTTCAGATTGTAAAGTTTTGCTAAATCGTTTCGCCGTGCAACTCGTAGACTTTTTTCTCGATTCGCGATGTGTAAGCCATATCCTCGCCGTATCGGGGGTCAGCCATCATTTCTTGGATCTCGTCTAAAGTTGTCGCTCCAACGTCCATAGAGGCTGAAGCGGGTGGAATATCAGCTTCACCATAGCTGCGCCGGATTTTATTCATTGCATTAATGAACGTCGCGTTGTTCGACGCATTAGCGATAGCCTCGAGCTCCTCATTATTGAGCGTCCCAGCCGTGCCAAATTTTTGCAGCCAGGCGTCCATGCTGCCTATAATTTTTTCAGCGTTGCGGCCTAACTTTCCGATTTCATCATCTTTGCGATATTTAATTTCTTCCTCTAAAGCGCCCTGTGACTCGAGGTAAAATTTCGTTAGTCGCTCGAATTGATCTTGAGAAAAGCCTTCATCTTTCGCGATATCCAAAAAATCGGCCAGAACAGGATCTTCAGCATCCAGATCACCAAATTCTTCAGTAGAGTATTTGCCGTCCGCAGGAGCCTTATGCTTTCCTGCTGACATTTTTGCGCGCAATTCTTTATATGAAGTTGAAAGTTTTTCAGCATCAAGCTCGCCTTTTTCTGCATTCCAAAATTGATCATCGATGTATTCGGGTTTTTCGGCTGGCTCGGCAGCGGGCTCATCGCCTTCCAGGTGCGGCGGCGCCTCGTATTCTTCGCTACTTTCTTCGATTGGTTTGACATTTAGTAAGCTCTGATTGTCGTCGCTCGGCGCCTCTTGGTTATCGCCTTCGACGGTCAGTGTTTCGTCAGCCATCAGGTATTATCCTCGCTCTGGTTAATCTCCGCTCAATTTCGCGGATCAGTGAATTTTGGCCCTCACGCGCATAGCCGTGACTGGCATCCTCGCCTGGGTACCATGTGGGTTGTTCGATTGTGACGCCGCGCAGGTATTTGAGAAGATTTGCGCCGTCTTCTGTAGAGAAAACGCGGAGATGCAGCTTGTCGACATCCTCGACGGAAGGATCTTCATCACGCGTTAAGTTTTGCCAGGTTGTACTCATGCTGGTGCGCCTTCTTGTTCACCCTGGGCAGCCATTGCTTCTTGAGCTTGCTGTTCGACCTGCGCGAGAATTTCCTCTTTTTCCTCTTGCGTGTTGAGGATCGACATCGGGACACCCAAGCGGTCGGCGATAAACGAAATAGCTTTATCCTGGTTAATCGCCAGTTGCCCGGCAGGGCCAGCGCTTTGGGCGATTTGCATAAATTGCATCACCGACTCCAACTCGTCCATATTTTGCGCCTGGGCGAGAGGAGAGATCGGCACTATCTTTACCTGCTGACCGTCTATTTTCAGCGGAAGATCAATGATTGCGGCCTGGTCCATAACCTGAAGCACCCGAGAAACGATTGGGGTCATGGCTTCAGTGATCAATCGACCGAACGCGGATCCGAGATTTTGTGCGAGCTCCTTCATCCTGGCT